TTGAGCGAAAAAGCTACAATTCGTGACCATTTAGAACATTTTTTAAAAAGGAATCGAATGACCATCAATCGCTTTTCAGAGATTTCCGGCGTGAATTCCGGGACATTGAGCGGCACGTTGAAAGGGAATCGGCCCATAGGCTTAAATCAGTTAGATCGCATTACGGCTGGAATTGGGATGCCTGAAGGCGAATTATATGAACAATACATACATGAGTATTTAGTAGACACTACCTTGGATTGGAGAAGGCTTAGGCCTTTTCTATATCGTTGTGCAGAGCTAGGCCATATAACACATATGGAGACAGCGGTGAACTATGTGATTGATAACCTTTCCTACCTACCTCTGTTGTTTGAGTTGGCAGAACAGTTGCATAGCGAAGGCAAGATGGAAGCATGTAAACCGCTCTATCGCTGTGTCGCTGAAAGCGAGAAATTGCAACATTCGGAACGTCTGGCTTTATGCCAATATCGCCTGTTTTCGATAGGGCTTTCGAATGACCAGGTTCATAATCTTATGCTATCCACACGATTCGAACTATTCGTAGAACGTCTTGATGAGCAATACCAATTCGATGCATTGAATGAACTGATTAATGTGTATGCGTCCTTGCGTCGCTGGGATAAAGTGAAAGAATTCGCCGACCAGTTACAGATCAAAGCTTTTATTCAATATGATGCCAAGAAAACATTAAGAGAAGTGGAGACTAGAACCAAAAAGAAGATCGTTTATTATGCTTTGTATTCGTATCTTGCTCTTTCCGAGGTCAGTTATCAACATGGAAAATATGAAGAAACGCTTCAGTATGTGTCAAAATATGCTGATTACAGCTGGATCAACGATCCTACAGAAGAGGAAAAGATGGTGATTCTTCAGTTTCAGGATTGGTCAGAGGGAAATAACTACTATTTCAGACTACTATCAGGTGAAACAGAGTTGATTCCAGATTATTTAACGTATATCTCTGACCGAAAAAAAGAAATATTTCCTGCACTATGTGCCATTGTGACCGCAGCTAATCGATATAATGTCAATATTGACGATGTACTTGAGCAGTATCAATCTCATCTGGTTTACGAGGAACAGAGCAGTCACTTCGGAAAAATGAGCAAACAATACACCAACGATCAATATGGTATTTTGCTGGCAGGGTTAGGTACCTATTATTTAAGAAATAACCAATATGACAGAGGCGTAGCTTACATTCGCCAAGGCATGGAATTTGCGATTGAAAATATGAATAAAGACGGGCTTCTCGATTGTTTGGGACTGTTTGACGATTTGCAGTACGTCGTCACTGGACTAGGGGTCAAGCCTAGCGCCGAATTGCTTATTGAGAAGATTCAGAGATTGTACGGTCCGGAACGATGAAAGGGTACAAAAAGAAAGAATAGATATAGATGAGTGAGCATCACATCTAAGTACGGCTAAGTGCTTTTCCCGTAGGTCAAAAAGAGCTTAGACTCGTTGCACCCTCATGCATCCTCCGTTTTGAGATTCCTTATATAGACAGTTGGTATAGATTGTCCAAAGGTATTTCAGAAAAGGGTGTTTTTTGTTGTTTTTACTGTTGGAGTTTATTTGAATTTTTGCTAATTAGCAGGATGTCCTACAATGGTACAGCAGGGAGGGGTGTTATGGAGCGGAACGAACTCAAACTGCGGATTGAAGAAGCGAGGGAGAGACTCCACCAAATAAAAACGGAGTACGGCGAGCTTCTTCACCCTCAGGTGATACAGCAGTCGATGGTGCTGGATGAACTTATTAATATGTACAATCAGGTTAAAAGGGTAAAGCCGATGGGATAATCCATCGACCTCTGGGCGAGAAACTTTGGCCGGTCGCTCGCCCTTATATTTTAACATAGGTCGATGTGAAGAAAGAGAAACATTCAAATTACATACCGTTTTCCTTCACGGTGACATTTTCGTTGGTTATGGTGATGAGGGTATTGCCCGACAGTGATTCGGTATAAACGCATATTGTAGAGCAGAAAGTTAATGGGAACTTATGAAGGGGATATGATAAAGTAGATATAATATGAGGAGTTGAAGTGCTTAGAGAGTTAGTCATAACGGTGACTAGATATCGAATCAGGTGCGCCGATATACATAATTATCTCACCTAAGTTATTACATCCAGATAAGGAGGATACAATATGGAACTGTCTCCAATGAATACGGAACAATTTGCGAGTTTTCGCAGCCGTTCAATTGAAGATTTTGCGCAGGAAAAGGTAGAAGCAGGAACGTGGGCGCCGGAAGAGGCGCTAGGGCGGGCAGAGGAATCATACGAACGTTATCTGCCAGAAGGGTTAGAGACACCAGGGGCATATGTGTTTAATCTGGTGCATCCGGTGGACGGCATTGTCGGATACCTCTGGTTTAATATTACGGAGAATCGGCGCGGGAAAGAAGCCTTTCTGCTGGATATCGTGGTGGAAGAAGCATATCGCGGCAAAGGGTATGGTACAGAAACGATGGATGCACTCGAAAAGACCGCGCGAAGTCTTGGGGTGGATCGCATTGGGCTGCATGTGTTTGGACATAATGAGCGGGCAAGCAGCCTGTATCGCAAGATGGGCTATGAAGTGACGGACTTGACGATGTACAAAGAAATTAAAGGGTAAACCCGGATAATCTAAGCCAAAGGTACCATCTATGCAAAACGAATCATCCGCAGTAACCGGGGATTTCGGGAAGCGAGTGGCACTCTGGTCGAATTGGCGAAGTTCCTTGATGCCTTGGGGTTTGTCATATATAATGTATAGGATTATCCATACCGAACAAGTAATGAATGAGGAGTTGTCATATACATGGCTTTGAAAGCAGGAATAGTAGGGCTTCCGAACGTTCTGGTAGAGATTCAATAACCGCGCCAAGTAATATGCAAATCCTCACCGTTACTTACATGGATGGATTCGACCATTTCTCGTATTGATTGTTTTATTTTCAGGCGATCAGCTGATCTAATATGAGGTAGACTATTCTTCGCTCTACTTTGCAAAGCGGCCTCTTCTTTTTCAACCTTCTTACTCCCACTCTCTTCAAGCAACGACAATATTTTCTCTCGTTCCACCTTAGCTTTAGCTGAAGCTAATTTTAAATCATGAGCATCAATAAGGTCGTCATTGTAAGCATCTATTTGTTTTTGCATTCGTTTGTCTATTTTCTCTAATTGCGCTTTTAATTGTGCAGTCTCATCTTTGGGTTCGTTTTTCTTTGATATAACCAATTTCAATGTTCCAGGAGCAGCAACAGCCAATTGTTCAATCCTGTTTATAATCAAGTTCTCAATTTCATCTCTGCGAACAAAATGGTGAAAACAATTTCCTTTTTTTAAATATCCATCACATAAATATTGAAAATGAACATTTTCTCTGTTTAACCTTTTCGAAAAATTTCTATTCATTTTTCCGTTCATTTTCGAATTGCAATGTTTGCAGATGACTAATCCTGATAACAGATATCTATCATCGCTTACGTGCCTACCTATTGTTTTTCTTCCCTCAAACATTTTTTTTATTTGCTCATGTTCTTCAATTGTCAAAATTGGGTCATGATTATTTTCTTTAACAATCCATTCATTTTCTGGACGGGTTATTACTTTGTGTCCTTCTTTGTAAGTTTTGTTGTATACCACTGTTCCTATCAGGGTCTCTCTCTGCATTAATTGTCTTACCACCCTGTCGTGCCATTGATTACCGTCTTTAGTAAGCACTCCTCGTGCATTTAGTCTTTTAGCCACTTCACGCGATCCTTTACCTTCAATCACCCAAGAAGCCATTTCTCTAATTACTATAGATTCTTCAATGTTGACTATCATTTCTCCATCCACAACGTTGTAACCATAACAAGGTCTAGTTATTATTTTTTTTGTATTTTTAGCTATAGACACCATGTTGTCACGAACGCGCTCAGAGATCCGTTCTCTTTCAAATTCAGCTACCATACCAAGCATTTGAAGAACAAGTCTTCCGGCTGGAGTGGATGTGTCGAACCCTTCGGTAGCAGATACATAGTTAAACCCATATTTATTGAAATAATCATTAAGATTAAGTATATCAACAAGCTTCCTAGATAATCTATCAAGTTTTGTCGTCAAGACTATACCGGGACCTTTATTTTCTTTTACTGCTTTTAAAAGTAAAGTCATTTTGGGTCTGTTCAGGTTTTTAGCGCTGAATCCATCTTCGATAAAAAAAATAGGCTCATCCCATCCCATTGCTTTACAATAGGCTGTCATTCTTTCCATTTGTTCATTGAGTGAGTTGCCCTTGTCGGCTTGCTCATCGGTACTAACCCTTGGATATCCAAAAACTATCATGACAATCTCCCCTTACATCATTTCATTAACAGGCTTAAAATGACCCATATATACACCACATACAGTTATTTCATTTGGTCTTACATGTCTTTCTTCATATTCTCCGTTCTCTGGTTTAAGTGTCATTAAAGGCGAACCTTCTGTCCATTTAAGTCTTTTCAACACACCCTCATCCGTATTATTAAGTACAACAGCCACTATTTGTCCATTATGATCTGCCCAATCGCTTTTTTTGAAGTAGACAATATCACCAGATTCGATGCCCACATCTTTCATGCTGTCACCCTTTACCTCTAATGCAAAATCAGGTTGTTTCTTTGCTGGGAAAGGATAGCATACATAATCTTCAATATTTGAATTAGTGAAAATACCATCACCTGCACAAATATTTCCCACAAGTGGGATAAGCGAAGGGTTTTTTTGTTCTGAGAGTTTAGCATATGTAGGGTCTATGTCGCTTTTTTCAACTCCAAGCACTTCTGCCATTTTCTCAATCACACCAGGTGAAGCTAGTGTTTTTGCTGATATGTAATCCGATACAACGCTAGTTGATAATCCCGCAGCTGCTGCCAAGTCCTTTTGATACCATTTCTTGCTGATAAGTAACTTTTTTAAGTTTTGCGCTATGTCACTCATTAATTTTTCTTCAACCTCAGTATATTTACGGCGTGCCATTTTGGATTTTCCTCTCCTTTAAAAATGTTACTCGTTTAATCTATATATCCGTTATAAACTAATTTTTCTTACTTTGCAAGTAAAAATATTTGGTTAAAACGTATTGACGATTCGGTAAAACCGGATTATAGTAAGTCTATGCCAAGCGAAAAGAGGTGATGAACATGTACAAAGTGACGTTGCGCGCGGCTAGAATCAACTGTGGTTTGACAACAAAAGAAGTTGGAAAAATTACAGGAAAGTCTCAACCTACAATTGAGAAGTATGAAAGGGATTCTACAAATATCCCGCGTGATTTATCTATTGTTCTTCTACAACTTTACAAAGTTCCTGAAGAACATATTTTTTTTGGTAGTGAATCCGTTTTTAACGGATTAAAACGAAGAAGAAAAAAAGAACAAGTTTCTTGAAAGGAGGAATTGACATGAGAATTGTTAGTGAGTCTGTGGTTGATCGTTCAGGGAATATCGTAGGTGATGATCCAAGCAAACATGCTGCTTTAACTAACAAGTGCATGTTGATGGTTACCTCTTTGAAAACAGGTCAAGAGTATCGGATCGATAAGGAAGGAGCGATTGCATGACCCAATTAGTATTTGTGGAGAACGGACGAATTGTTACTAACAGTTTGGTGGTAGCTGAGGAATTTCAAAAAGAACATCGGAATGTTCTTGCTGATATTGAAAACCAAATTACTAAGTTGAGTGAAGCTGGATTGGGTGAATGGGGGGTGCTGAACTTTCAGCGTACCCATTACCAACACACTCAGAATAAACAATGGTATCCAAAAATTGATATGACAGAAGAAGCTTTTGCCATCGTAGCAATGTCATATGTTACTCCAGAAGCGATGAAGATGAAAGTCAAATTCTTGGATGAGTTCAAACGAATGCGTAATGCCTTGACCATTAATACTCAAAATTTATCCCCAGAACTACAGATGTTTAATCAGATGTTTCAGGCTGTAGCCAAAGTTGAATTGGAAAACGCTGAAAATAATAAAAGGATCGCTGAAGTGCAGAACAAAGTAACAACCATCCAAGAAACCATCTTACAACGTGACGACAACTGGAGAGCCAAAATCACAGGCATGCTTAACGGAGCTGCACAGAAGTTTGGCGGACATAAGGAAATTCGTACAGAGAGCTATTCAAGGCTTGAAGAACGTGCTCATTGCAAACTGAATACCCGACTAGCCAACCTCAAGGATCGTCTTGAAGAGAGTGGAGCAACTAAGACAAAGATTGAAAAGGCAAACCGGTTGGACGTCATTGAAGCTGATCCGAAGTTGAAAGAAATCTACTCCATCATTGTGAAAGAGTTATCCATTGGATCAATGGTTTAGCTGTGTAACTTGCATCATATGATTATCAATACGTTGTTAGTAGATTTTAGGTTTCAAAATTAATTTACAGGAGGTTCACTATGCCAACACCTACAGAATCATTAACCGCTGCTTTCTATAACTGCAAGGACCGCAATTGTTCCAAAGAACAACTTCAAAGCTTCGTTGATCGGGCCAAAACACAGTTTGCTGGTAATGAAGGTATGCAGTCTATTATTGCACATTTGCAAGATCAAATTTGAGAGGGTGAATGAAAATGAAGGAAAAGATTGAATCCACAATAAACAAACTACTTGGTGCAATTGAAATTCAAGTCTTGCGTAACTCTACTGCAGACGCAGACGAAACAAACGCCTTAGCAAATTTAGTTAGTAAAACGGCTGAGTTGATCAATGTTGTTTATCTTGCGGAAGCAGTTGAGTTGGAAAAACAGAGAATGAGTAAGACAAAAGGACATGGAAATAAAGCCGTCGGTGGGACGACGACTTTGGTTACTGATGTGCGAATCAATCCTCAAATTGATCAAGAGCTACTGATCCAAAAGTTATGCCAACAATTTGATCTGAGTAAAGACAAAGAAAAGGAAGTTTAGTAGTCTCTTGCGTGTTAGAGAGCGGTTTAATCGTTACATCCTTCAAGTAAATAGGGATCAACTTGTTATCGATGCCTTCTCTCGAATTATCATAAGCCGCTTGAACATTCTTCAACATGAAAAATAGAGGGTCTTCAGCAGGGTTTGAATCTGAGTCGCCATTCAAGTTACCCGTGTACAAATCGGCCGTTAGCAATGCTGAGTGAGTTAATATCATCAACCGAGAATCTGAATCGATTGAGATGCTCCCAATTTCTCCATCTCTGATTTTCTCGAGCACTGCACTAACACCGAGTACATGTAATGCTTTTTCTGAATCTAAGTTTGACAACTAAATCTCCCTTTCTCTGAGTTGGTATATGTTACAACTACCAATATTCAACAAAAAGGAACAAAATCCTCTTGATAAGGAGCGGCTAACAATGACAGAAAAACAATATCTACTCAACGTAACAGGTTTCTTTACACAATTGCAGGAACGAATGATTGCCGATTGTCGGCCTAACATCGCTAATCACGCAAAGAAACAGTACGAGAAGTACAACCGACAGTTGGAAGCACTAAAAGAGTTAGGCTGATGATGATCCCATGGTGGTTCTGGGTTGGCTGGGTGCTTGCGATGAACGTAGCAATAACAATGGCTCTATGGGGAAGTGGTGATAAAGATGGACAGATTTGAGCATGGCTTGCCAGATCCACAGCAAGCAAAGGTAGTTGCATTATGTGCTAACCCTGATTGTGATAGCGAAATTTATGAAGGTCAGTATGTGGACCACTTCGATAATACTCTGTATTGCTGTACACGTTGTTTGTTTGAAGTAGAAGGAACATTAATCTCAGCAGAGGGTGAATGACATGCAGATGCAGGTACGCATCAAAGCTAGTGATGATTTCAATGATCGTCTTGCTCTATCGAAAGTTGGAGGCCGTTATTCTGATAGTCCTTATCCAGTATTCATCTTCGTAAATCAAGCACAACGCCAGGAATACGATCGTATAAGAAGACTACAGAAGGAGGCGAAAGGAAATGTCACTCCAAAGGGCAATCCGGAAGCTAGAGCAGCTTCAAGAAAATACCGCAGTTCACGGGAATTCCGCATCTAGCATTATGCGAGAGACAGGAAATTTCCTGCAACATGACCTGGATGAAGTCATTTCATTGTTGCAAGATGCCCAAAATGAACTGGAAAGTAAAACGACTCCAAAGGCGGCAACCTCTGAAGTCGTGTAACACTCTTATGAAATTCAATTTACGGTCAATATAACAAAATATTAGGAGGTTGTAAAGCATGCACATTAAACGCCTTGAAATAAAAAATTGGTTAGGTATTAAGGAATTGCAGTTTAATCCTGGCAAGATCAATAAAATTTCTGGTGATTCAGGCAGCGGAAAATCTTCTGTATTGGAGTCATTGGAGAAATTATTTACTAATAAGAACCGTAGAACAGAAGTGGTTCGACATGGTGATTCAGAGGCAGAATTGTTTGTTGAACTGGATGATCAGCTTGAGGTATCACGAAAAATTCGTACTGAAAAATCGGATTACTTAAAAGTGAAGCATGATTCTAAAGCTGTCAGTTCAACTGAATCATTCTTAAAAAAACTTGTGAATGGCGAAATTTTCCGACCAGTCGAGTTTGTTAAAAAGTCTCCAGATGAACAGGCGAAGATAATTTTGAACATGCTCGATATACCATGGACAACTGACAATATCATTGAATGGTTTGGAGAAGTTCCTGAAGCTGACTACCAATTGCACATTTTGCAATTCCTCAAACAAATAGAGTCCGGGTATTACTCAGAACGTGAATCTATTAATCGTGAAGTCAATTTACTACGAGCAAACATCGAAGGCATCAAAAGGGATCTACCATCTAACTACGATGGCGAGGAATGGAGAGGAATAAACCTCCAAGAATTATACAAACAATTGTCTGATGCAGAAGAATCAAACAAACGATTGTTGGAAGCACAGAATCTTGTTGAGGGATTAGCAATTCGGATTGAAGATATCAAACGGAGAGCTGAGAATGCAACTGAGGAAAAGCGTTTGGATTACAAAAGGCAACGGGATGCTTTGACAGCTTCAATTAATAGATTGGATGAAAATGTGCGGCGAGAACAAGTAAGTATTGATGATGCTAATCGCAGAGTAGTTGAATCTTCCGCGCAACTGGATAGCGAGTTGGAACAAGCAATCGAGAGATTGAAACTTCAATATCAAGCTAAGAAACAGTCTGCAAGGGAAGAAATCCATTTAGCATCGGAACAATCCCGTGTATTCATTTCGGAATACAAGGAACAGATTGCAGAGAAAAAGGCCACTCTATCAAGTTTAGATGAACATGAGCGCAAAGACATTGAGAAGATTAACGACCACCGTGAAACGTTAATTTCTGCAGAAAATGCTAAGACAGGCAATGCCCAAGAAGCTATCGATACACTCAATCTAATTGACACGGAACCATTGAAAGAAGCGGCTCATAATGCTTCTGAAATGAAAGAGTATCTCCGGGAATGGGAACGGATGAATGACATTATCCGCGAGAAGATCACTCCTAAAGAAGAACGTAGCAGCGAACTGACGACTAAGATCAAGACTGCCCGTGATTTGCCGCAATCATTGCTTAAAAATGCATCGCTTCCCATTGACGGACTGGAAGTTGACGAAAAGGGACGTATACGGATCAATGGAACGCTCATTGACGGATTGAGTGAGGGAGAAGCAATTACATTTGCATTCAAACTGGCTAAAGCTCAGGCAGGGGAGTTGAAGGTTATCTGTGTAGATGGATGGCAGAACCTTGGCGAAGACATGCAAAATTCCATTATTGAAGAAGCGTCACAAGATGATCTTCAGTACTTTATCACTGAGACAGTACCGGGCAAAGAATTTTATATTCAGGTGGAGGGATAAACGATGTCAGATAAATTATTGGTTATCCATAACAATCTCGAAAAGCTTCTGGACTCGAAACGAGAGGCTATGCCTAACAACTTCAACAAAACTCGTTTCCTTCAAAACTGCATGACGGTTCTTCAAGATACCAAAGGCATTGCCCAGTGTGATGCCACTAGTGTTGCGAGAACCATGCTGAAAGGTGCGTTTCTGGGATTGGATTTCTTCAATAAGGAATGCTATGCCATCATTTATGGCGGTTCTGTACAATTCCAAACAGACTATAAGGGCGAGAAGAAGCTTGCCAAGAAATACAGTGTTCGCCCTGTCAAAGACATATATGCCAAGTTGGTTCGTGAAGGCGATGAATTCAAGGAAGAGGTAAAGGATGGGCAACAGACGATCCAGTATGCACCTCAGCCGTTCAACAACGGTGATATTGTTGGGGCCTTTGCCGTAGTCCTGTTTCATGACGGTGGAATGACTTATGAAGCCATGAGTTCAGCTGAGATCGAGAAGACTCGGAAAGATTATTCAAAACAGGCTAACGGTCAAGCTTGGACTAAAAGCAAAGGTGAAATGTATAAAAAGACAGTCCTTCGCCGCCTTTGCAAAAACATTGAACTAGATTTCGATACTATCGAGCAAGCAATGGCATTTGAAGACTCTAGTGACTTTGATATGAACAAAGAACCAAAGCCACAACAGAGTAGTCCTCTCAATCCTGAACCTTTAATTATTGAAGCTGAGTATACAGAGGTCAAGGAAAGTGGGGCTGATCCTGATGAAACTCAACAAGAATAATTACTTTAGCCAGGAAGCTAATCAACATTATATGTCGGTCAGTCAATTCAAAAGTTTCTTACCATCTTATAACGGATGTGAAGCAGCGGCGATGGCGGGCATAAATGGAGAATGGGAACGTCCATATGTATTAGCCTTCGATGAAGGTCACTATGTACATGCATGGAACGAAGGTACTTTGGAAGAATTTAAAGCTGACAATCCTCACCTTTATGCAAGCACAGGTAAAACAGCAGGTCAATTAAAAGCGAACTTCCAACATTGCAACACCATGATAGAAACTTTGGAAAACGATCCACTTGTGATGAAAGCACTCGCGGGAAAAAAAGAAGTCATCATGTCAGCTGAGTTGTTCGGGATTCAATGGAAAGTAATGCTGGATAGCTATCAACCTGAGACTGGCATTTTTGCAGACCTGAAGACAATGAAAGAAATGGACGGGAAGTTTTGGAACACTGAAATTGGTGTCTATGAAAACTTCATCGATCACTATGGATACAACTTACAGATGGCAGTTTATGCAGAGATTGAACGGATCGTAAACAAACGAGATCAATGGTTACTTCCACACATGGTTGTTGTGACCAAACAGAAGCCGCCAGACCACGATATTATCTATTTTGACTATGACGCAATAGAACAAGGCCTACACATCGTAGGCAAGCACATAGAGCGTGTGAAGGCTGTTAAATCAGGCAAGGAACAAGCGGTACGTTGTGAAAAATGTGAATACTGCCGCTCTACTAAAAAGATTCAACGGATTAAGCATTTCTCTGAACTTAAACTCTACTGAAAGAAGGAATTACATTGTTGAACCGTGTTGTCCTGATCGGCCGCTTAGAACCGGCTGGAGAGGAGTGTTCATATGTACAGAGAGACGATATGCATTGGTGGTAACGAACATATAATCACGGGTCGCAAGAGAACTAAAAAGGGATACGTGACTCTCTGCATAAAAACGCATCCGCTTGCTGGTAAGGATGGTTATGTGTTTGAGCATCGTGTAATCGTTGAGAAATCAACTGGAGAATATCTTTCTACTAAGTTTGATGTTCATCATAAGAACGGTGTTAAAGATGATAATCGTTTAGAAAATCTAGAAGTTCTTGAACACGCTGAACATACCAGGATCACACACAGAGGTCTCAAGCGTTCAAGAGATACTAAGAGATTGCTTTCCATTTGGGCTAAGGATCGATTAAAAGATAAACGCAATCATCCAGAATATAGAGATATACCAAAAGATGAAATGATTGAGTTCTATAGATCGCATGGAGCAGCTAAGACTGCGCAAAAATATCAGGTTACACGAAGAGTGGTTTACAATCGATTACACGAATGGGGAGTGGAAGTAAACAATGCTAAATAGAGTGATTCTTATCGGGCGTTTAACTGCCGATCCAGCACTTAGATATACCCCTGCAGGTGTTGCAGTTGCCCAATTCACTTTGGCGGTTGATCGTCCTTTTACAAGCCAAGGTGGAGAGAAGGAAGCTGACTTTATTCCAGTAGTAACTTGGCGGCAGCTGGCTGAGACATGCGCTAACTATCTACGCAAAGGACGCTTGGCTGCAGTCGAAGGGCGCATTCAGATTCGGAACTACGAAAACAATGAAGGCAGAAAAATATACGTTACAGAAGTCATCGCTGACAACGTACGATTCCTTGAATCAGCTAATCAAGGTAACAGTGGTAATCGTAGCAATTCAACTAATAGTAATGATCCATTTGTGGATGATGGTAAACCGATAGATATCAACGATTCTGATCTGCCTTTCTAGAAGGAGGGAGCTCCATGAACTTTGAATTAAGAGCCGTTCCTAAGCCTAAGCACAAGCGATTTAAGCGAACTGCAAAGCAACGTGGGCAGATAACTAGCGATGTCTACGACAAAGCATTAGAACGGTCAGGAGGCTATTGTGAGCGTTGTGGAAAGGGTGGATATCTCCAATGCGCTCACTTAATCAGACGTTGGAAAGTTGAAATTGAAACAACGGTAAATGACGTTGCTATGCTGTGTGGACCGAGTACGAATACAGGTACTTGTCATAACATTATTGACTATACACGTAAGGGGAAAGAGTGGGCAGAAGAGTACCGCGAGAGGTTATACAAAATGAATGGATAGCGTGGTGATAACATGGCTTGGTTAGAGAGTCATCAAACTCTTGGCCGGCATCGCAAGACAAAACGTTTGGCACGTAAACTTGGAATAACGGTACCAGAAGTTATCGGGCACCTCCACCTATTATGGTGGTGGGCCATGGATAACTTGCCAGATGGTTGCTTGTCGGAGTTAGAACCTGAAGATGTTGCAGATGAAATGATGTGGACAGGAGATGCCCAATTACTTCTAGACAAGATGATCGAAGTTAATTTCATTGATGTAATTGAAGGTAAACTTTATATCCATGATTGGCACGATTACATTGGTAAGTTGGTAGAGAAACGCAAAAATGATGCGGACAGGAAACGGAAGTCACGCGGAAAACCCAAAGCAAGTCCAACGGATGTCCAACGGATGTCCAACGGAAATGTCGCGGATGATCCGTGGGACGGCGCCGGTAACAGTACAGTACAGTACAGTACCTTACCAAGTAATACTACTACTACTGCTGACGAACTT